TCGATAGGAGAGATAATTTATATGGATAATGATTTATTTTGGTCAGTTAATATGCCTGCATATGCGCAATTTGATATGTCAGATGGTACTGAAGAGGAAAATCACAAGGAAGATAAGGAAGAACAATCAGAACATAGGTTTAAGAAGAAAAGTAGGAGAAAGCAAAGATATAATAATTCTATTAGAGCTAGATTAGCTAGAGGAAGAAGATGAATATTTCAGTAGCTGTTCGTCCAAGTATGCTAATGTTTGGCAAGGGATTTATGCATGGCATTAAGCCAAGTGGCGCTGTATTTCCTGTAAATATCTCGAATGGCATGCCTATTGTTAGGGTGCGTCGGCCTGTTATTGATATGATTCGTAGGAAACCAAGTAGAAAGCTAGTACTTGGGCAAAAATAGATTATTAAGACAGGAGTAGGAAATGGCTTCTCAACCAGCAAACACTGAAATTGCAGTCAAGCGTCGTGTAAGGTCTTACCGCCAGATGTTGCGTCACAACAATATTCATGGTATGGTCAATCGTCTGCGTCCACTAGTTATGAGTGTTCCGGCTGACGAGACTCTAGACACTGTTATTAGAATTACTGATGTGGATAGTGATATTGTAACTACTGCTATTATAGAAGGACGTGGGTCTGGTCTGCCAGTAGTTCGCGGCCTTAAGTCTGTACTATCATTAGAAGAAGCTATTGTTGCTATATCGCATCTGGCCTTCCCCATAGTTATTGGTCAAGATAAGTTCCTCAATAAACAGGATGGTTATGAGACTGAAGATCTGCACGCTGACCTTCGTGCTGCTCGCTCATAACGCTATCGGATAATATGATCATCTGGCCACGCACGTGTGCGTGGCCAGATTTGTGTGTGTCCATTTAACACAAGATAATCAATTCGGGCTAGAACAAAGAACAAAAATATAGTAATAGGTGAAATTATGTCTTCTGAACTTTCTACTAGTTCTTGGGTATCGGCTCCAACAGCAGCAAGACGAGAAAATTTTGTGCCATTTAGAGCTTGGATTAGAGTAGTTCCTAATCTCGGAACTGGTAAACGCCGTACTATGGTTCATAATCTACAAAAAGCAGTAAGATTGATACAGATGAGTGTACTCAATGCTATCGATGATGGGTTATTAACTCAAGAAATCAACATTTCAACTCCAATATTGTTTACTACACAATTTGGAGATTTCTCTGCTAGGGTTACTATTGTCGGATTCGTAAAAGTCAATAAGCCGGCAAGAGGGCCGACAACTGATATTGAGATAATACATAGTGGGACTGATCAGGGGGAACATACTGACATAAGAAATGTCAACAGAGGCGGAATGTTATCCGAAGGACAAGATCCACTTCCTATAGTAGAATCAGAAGTAGCGGAACTTAGGGATAATTTGGTAACAGCTTTAAGTGTTGTTACCGGCCATCCTGGCTTAATAAATTTCGTGCCTGAAGATGTAATCCATATAGAGTATAATGGCATTAAATTCGGCGTTAAGAAATGTGGTGGGAGGAGTTTCTCGTAGTGGCTATACTTGGTCCAGAACAATTACCTATAATTTTGAAAGTTGATTCAAATCCTCTTAAATTCCATGCTTTGAGCCAATTGGGTCACCCAGTAGTATTTATAGAGCTAATTGAAACGCAGATGGAGCAAGTATTACGATCTGCTGGCGATTTTATTTCTCATTATTTCCCATTGGAAGAACGTTTTGCTTTTTTTATGACCCAACCGCTTCAGTCGGAATATCCGATTCCAGAAGATGCTTATTGGATTAGGAGCTGTGTTTGGGATCCATCCACTACCAGAATAGATGATATTTTCGGCGCCGAGTCTTTCCTGTTCAATATTGGAAACATTTCTGGTATTCAGAACATCTTGACAGATTATCATTTGTTGCAATCTTATAGAAAATTCAGCCAGAGAATATTAGGTAATGAGGGCCATTGGGAATTTAAAGTTGAGCGCGGTGATCCTAATGGAAAATTTGGCGGCACAATTAAATTATTCCCGGTTCCTAAGGGGAGTTTTCCGGTAGTTGTTGAGTATCTTCCATCTGTCAATACGTTTAGATCGCCACAAGCTAGAGAAGCTACTTATCGAGCATTTCTTGCACAAATGAAGATTGCTCTTGGCTATGCTAGGAGAAAGCTTCAAGGCGTACCTGGTCCTGAAGGTGGTGCCATTACATTAGATGGTGGTGATTTGGTAACTGAGGGCAAGGATGAATATGAAAAGGTATTAGAATTTGCCATTAGTGTCGGCGAACCGCTTGGCATTTACGTCTACTAAATAAATATAATATATGATTGGTAACATATCGCGTGATTTTCATGCTCTCGATTTTGATGAATTTAGAGAATTATATCTTATTGATGAAGATATTACTCAATTAAAGCCTCATGGCAAGATAGCTAAAAGAAATTACGAAACTGATAGGGAGAATACAGAAGATCTAAATGGATGGGCAATTGAAATATTTCATGAATTCAGAAGATTCGTTTCTGATACGCTTAAACATAAACGCGGTCTTGGGCAAGATATAAATCTATATGATGAATTTAATGAAAAATCGGCCAAAACCAAGAGATTTGGTTTTGGCAAAATCAACATTGAAATTAAAATCCTTAAGATAGCACCGGGCGAATTGGGCGACAAGTATCCAATAGTTGATATTATAATCAGCCCTATGATGAAAATATGGATCAATGTTTATGATAACGATAATATGTTGATTATGATGTCGCCTCGTCTTATGAAGAAATTAGAACGGATAGATCCGCAGTTGCGCATAAGTAATAAAATGAGGCGCAACAAAGAAGCTACAACGAGATTAATCAAAGGCATCTTAGAGAGAATAATATGGCAATAAATATAGCAAATAAATTAGAAGTTTTGCTTGGCAATAAAATAGTAGTACCTGGGTGTGAGCCAACTAGCGCCTTTACTAGTCCAACGCTAGCCGAAAACAGAGAATGTGCAGTCACTGTTGTTGATCTGGCTGATGCTCTTGAAGCAGTTTCAGGATCAAGCGTCGTTTATATGCGGAACCCAAGGAGGAAATTTTTTGTATTGCCAAATGGCCCGGCACCAAGTCCGGATAATTGTACATCCTGTAGATATGTTGAGGATTGGTATGCCAAATTGCGTGCTATTGGACAGGATGTACAAGTTGATTCTATTCCAAGCGACAGACCATTGTCTATAGGAGAGATATGCGAAGCATTCCCACTGAGGGGAATCTTTTGAATAAGATTGAACTTAAAATAATAGAGGAATTGTCTAATGTGTTGGATAATTCCACGATAGATGAGGCGCGACAAGATTGGTTGACGACTCGCATAAAGATTGCTCATGTTGTAGCTATAGCATCTGATGAACCACCTCTAAGATCGAATTTTGTGTGGGGATTGGCCGGAAGTGGCCAGAAAAAATGGTGGACTGATCAAATCAAAAAGAAGATTCAGGGACATCTTATAGATGCCTTACGTACTAAACATGCATTATCAGTTCAGAATGCTGTGAAACATGCCCACAGTCAAGGCAATAGCGAATCAGAAATTGAAAATATTAGGAATAAAGCTGGTCTCACTAGATATTATTTGTTGAACAGATATAGAGACGAAATGCCGCGTAATATCACTGATAGATGGATGAAGGAATTCGATAACGCTGAAGAAGAGCCTTCTGAAAAATTAAGTGCGGATCAATGTACCACTGTTAAGGCCTTGAAAAATTTGCGTGATCATGTAACAAAAGCCCGTATAGATGCATTAAAGAATCATAATAAAACATGTAAATGCTTAATTGATACACCAAATGACATATTGAGAAATGTCATTAAGGACAAACTCTGGCAGAAAGATATCGATTCAACGTGCAAAGGAGCGAGATTCTTAAGAATTTATGAAAGGATGCAGATTATCGCCGATCATTACGATGAGAGATTATATGATGTTTACACTAAATTCTATTATTACTTGCCGCTGGCCGATATAGATTTTGATCAATTATTGAACAGTTCATTGGGCGGTACTGTCTTGGCCGATTTAAATGCGAAATATCCTAAACAAAATCTGGTACAGAAAGTCAATACTCTACCGAATCAAATTATTCGCTATATAGCAGATGAATTTTATGAAGCTCGTAAAAAAAATGACAACCTAAGTATTGACCGATTTGTTAGACGATTGAAAGAAGATTTCAAAAAATTCCGTGTTCATGGTAAACAATCTGAATATTTAGTTGGTTTAGAAGAATGGATTGAACATCTAGATATTAAACAATATGAATTATATCAACAATATTATAATGTTATTGATAATTTTGATGATTATTATAGCAAATATGTCGCTGAAATAAAAATTGAATTTATTTGGAAAGCTGGCAGCGACCCATATAATACTCTACAAACTAATCCGATACTAGCAATACCAAGCGGTGCTGAACCAGACACAAGATTTCTGACTAATGTTCCAAGACAAGATAATGATGATCGACCTACAGTTGAGAAATTGTACGAGCAACAACCAGGAGGACCATATTGGTGGATTGTTATTAATGGTACCGATCAATCAGTATTGATGGGATGTGATGACGGATTATGTCCTGTTTGCGGTGCAAAAGCAGGTGGAAGTTCTAATGCATTATTAACCCCTGAAACAATGCGCATCACTATTAATGGTCAACAAGCAATTAAATTTCTCAATACCAACAAGATTTATCAATCTCCATTCCGATTTATAGAACCTAGGGGAAGCATCGATTATGAAGCTGAAGAAAATCAGGGTGAACCTGAATGTCGTGCATGTGAGGCTACTGGATCTAGTCAATTATGGCATTGGACTCAAGTTGCTCAAAATAAACTGACGCCATTTGAAGAAATATTTAGGATTATATGGGATTTTTTAATGCCTTATAATCCTGAACCTTACGATGGCTTTGTTAGGAGAGATACCAAAAAAGGTGCTGGTGAATTGTTAATAAATGATGGATACCCTATACCATTGCCTAGGCGGCCATATATATTTGGCCAACATGATAGAACTCAAAGGGGTGAATCTAATATCGATGGATATACAGTTATAATAAGATTGTACAAGAAAGCAGATGGTGAATTCTTAAGTCAAGCGACGTGGAATACTGATGAAATGAATGACGGATTTGAACAGATCATTGATGGCGGGTTGGCTGATAGATTAAATCAAAATGGATTTGGAGCTAGAAAAGAGCCATCTAATATAGGAAGGTCTGCTGCGGATGCTAAAAGATTAGACAGTGAAAAAAGCATGGTTAAACAGAAACATGACCTTGCTATATGGGCTGAACGTAGGGAGCAATCACCATATGTTGGATGGGAGAGAGATAAGATACGCAGAATTAGAGATATAGCTAGTAGCGGATATGTAATTGATGATGCTGGATATTGGAAGAGAAAGGAGTTTGAAACAGGCAAACTTGGAGGTGAGAGGCGTAAGGGCAAACGCGAGCCGTGGTTTGGCGAGAAAATATTAACTCCAAGTAAAATATTTCTTGTTGAATTATCTAAAACTCTAGAATTAGTACGAGTACTCCATAGAATAGGGCAACATGAAGCTGCAGCGCCTTTATGGGTGTTTCTCGGCATGCCAAATAAAATGCATAAAAAATTAAGACACAAAGCCACTGAATATGTTAATATGTCATATCAAGATGCCTTATTAAAATGTCAGGAAATGGTGCCTAAAGAGGAAAAATTTCGTAGTAAAAGCTGGATCAAGGGGCAGTTATTTAGATTGTTAATGAAATCTCCTGAATTTACTCATGAAGGAAAATCTGCTAAAGAAGTACCTGCCGAGTTGCGTTCGTATATGCGCATTAAGAATGCTATAGATAGCATCACTGGTAACAAAATATTTCGCGGATTCGGTCCACCTGAGATCATGAGAAGGATTGGGAATCGAATAGCTGTGAGATATAAAGTACATGATGAAGATGCTCGCGATAATCCTGGTTTATATTTATTGTTAGCAGCAGGTGAGATATGGTTGGCGCGCGAAATATTCGATACTGATGATGTTGATCTAATTACAACGTTAATGGCTGAGAAAATACTGACTCGCGAAGAAGGAATAAATGCGTATAGAATTGCAGCTGATAATAATGTCAGATTAAAGACAATTTTGTTGAAACATCCAAAATATGCTGATAAAGCTAGCAGGATACGTAGTATGATAGATGTCAATTACGACTTGCCAGACAAAATTTGGAATGAAGTTAGAGCTAGAAATATTGCAATGCCAGCGCATGCTAATCTAGAAATGCTTAATAAAGCAATAGAGCTATTAAATGGAATCTCCACTGATGCTAAATGGGTGACTGAAGCTCCAATAGAACGCGATCCAGATGATCCAGTTTCTGTAGAGAATACACCTCTACAACAGCAATATATTGATAAAGCAATTGATCTATTAAAGGAATATCGGTTCAAGGGATATGGCATGCTGAATCCGACTGATAGAAAGAGATTGAATAGGTTAGAACGAAGAACTGAAGAACTTCAACAAACAATTGAACGTGATACCATAGAAGAAGGAATGATCAACAAAGCCACAGAATGGCGAGACATATGGTATACTTATTTCAACAACGTAGCCCATCCGAAGAGCGAAAAAGCCAGCAGCAAGGATCAATGGGGCTATTTCATGAAATTAGACCGTTCAAGAATTGAATTTGAATTGGCCAATATCATTATTGAATTAATCAAAAGAGCGATAAATGAAAGATGGATGGCTTGGGTTAGTGGAGAATTTAGTACTTATAATCAAATTACATTGGAGAAATTTACTCCATTATTTGAAGAATATTTCCGTACACATGGGACTAAAGATTCGCCGACTATCAATATTTCCTTAGATGGATTATTCTATCCTGGCACTCAAGGAAACACCACAGATCAATTAAATGAAGCTCTTGAAAAATTAGAAAGTATTAAAACTGAATGGGAAGTTGAAGAATTGTTCAATGAGTTGTATAAAATATATGACAGAATAGTTTCTGATCAGCGCAAGAAAGAATCTGCAAAAGTTGGACAAGAAAAGATCGATAGGAAATGCTTAAGTCGGCATTGTGCTAATCCAGTACCGAAACGCGGCTTCTGTAATGAATGTCTTGAGAATAGGAAAAAAAGAAGGAAGAAATTGGCGAAGGAATTTAAACCTAAGAAAAAGGGTAAGAAGTAATGCCAGTTTATGATTTTTTCAGGTCATTTAATGAGAAGGATGAGCGCTTCATCTCTATAGATGATTTGCCTGATCATAGAACTGATATAGAGAAACAATTTACTCCATTATCTGTTTATAATCATGCTAAACCAGATTATGCAGCAGCTGAGAGGTTGGCTGAGGAGGTTATCAATATCTCTGGTGCTTGGATTACGATATTTATAAAAGAACCGTATGTTGATAGAGATGGTCATGACGATGTATGGGATGAGGACGCTGATCCAATATATCGTCAAGGTATCGATATGAAGGCTTGGGTCAAGGTTGATTCGTTAAATGTTGAATTGACTAGATATGGTGTTGATCACCCATTACAAGTAACTGTTGTATTGTCACGTGCCGTATTGGCTAAGGAAGTTGGTCTTGAAAGATTATTATCTGTTGGCGACGTCATTGAAGTACCGTATAATGCTCCTAAACTTAGAGGGCCGGCTAGATTCCAGATTTTGAATGCTTATGATTCAGGCAATTGGCATTACCGCTGGTTATATTATACTGCAGTTTGTGAATTAATCCCAGATGATAAATCAGTTAAAGTACCACATCAAGAAAATTCTAAAATAAGATGAATTTTAATAAGATATTCGGCGATATAATGAAAAATATTGAGTCTGATATTATAGATGATCATTCCGAAAATACTGTAAGCGATATTCAAGAAGCTTGTAGGTCACCGGAAGCTGTAGTATCGGCTGATATTATAAATAAATTGTTTGCCGATAGAAAATTAAAAGATGAAAATGGGAATATAATCCAAGTAACTGATCCAGCTACTATTTCTGATGGAATATCTAAGGTGAACAAGGGTGTTCTAGTAAAATTGGATGAAGGCCAGGATAGATTTCTTAGATCAGATATTTTGCACGGAACTAAAGCTGTTAATATTCCATATTCCTCTTAAATTATCAAAGATAGGATAGGTAGGTGTATCATTCCAATTTATCCTTTTAACTTCGATCCCAAGACTCCGGATCCTGTTCCCGAGGTTGAATACCTACCTGTAGTACAACATGGTCTTGAAAATCAACCCGATGTTGCCCGTACTAAGCCCATAAATTTCGATACAAAACATGTTGCCACAGAGGATGTACATGATGTTCTCACCCCTTTATTCAAAACAATGGATATTGGAGTTAAAACACTTTTCTCTGATATTACGGTTCCGACCAAGGATGGAATTAAACCGTTAATAGTAAGAGTGGCTGGTGGCGATAAGACTATCTTATTCTGGAAGCAAGATTTAAGCACTGGTAGAGTGGAATTGCCGATAATGTCTGTTAATAGAACTGGCTGGTCTTTCAATCCTGCTCGTGTCACTCCTGCTGTTGCAGGAGATTGCTTCTATAGACGATTTGCAGATAAAGACGGCACCAGAATGATCCAAACGGCTAGAGAGATTCCTTATCTAATAGATTATACTTTATCGATTTGGGCCAATCGTAAGGAAGATATGGAATTTATTTTATACCAGGTACAGATATTCTTTGATCCTATGGCTGAGTGGACTGTTGAAGATGAATTTATGCGTGGTCAAATGTTTGCTACATTTGAGGGAGCTACTGATAATAGTGATATTGATATTGATGCAAATCAATGGGCTAAAGTTCGTTATGATGTAACTATTAAAGCTGAAGGGTGGATACCAAGATCTGGCAGAATTACTCCAACTGTGTTGGGCAAGGTAACCACGATGAACGAATTAGATACGCGAGAATTCTTTGGTACCATCAAATCTAATGTTAGAGGAATTTAGGAGAGGTTATGGCTAAGCAAAAAAGACCATTAACACAACGTGAACTTAGGGCACAACAAAAGGCTGATAACAAAATAGAGAGAGTTGTCATTATAAATAAAGATAAGCAGATGGTGCCAATACAGTTAAAAGCACCAGCTGGAATGTCTTTCTGGGTTGGTGAACAGACTGTGCCATTATATCCTAAGAGGATGGCGACATTCCCCAAGAACAGACTGTATTCTGAACAGATTAGGAATTTTAAAAAAGCAGGGAGAATACAAGTTCTTAATACGTCCTGAATTTGTGTGCAAATATAATTTGAATTAGGAGTAACGAGATGCCTGTTTACCTATCACCTGGTGTTTATCCAAGAGAGATTGATCTAAGCATCACGGTTGGGAACACCTCGGGTATAATACCTGCATTCATTGGAACTGCGCAGAAAGGACCAATGAATGATCCACAATTTATTACAACAGCTGAACAACTCATCGATACATTTGGTGCTCCTATACCTGAAGCTAATCTAGGTTATGCCGTTATAGCTTGCCTAGAAGAAGGTAATGGCGCGTGGGTTCTTCGTGTTGGAGTGGAATGTGATTCTGGTCAGCCAGATGAATTAGCTGACATATGCATTGATACTAGTGGTGCTCGTGGACATGGCTGGGGTCGCGTTGCGGTCTTCAGAGGTATAGATTTCGGAACTCTGGTATTGAGAATACCGGATACTGATAATCCTCTCTCTTTCCACCAAGATAGAGTTTATGGTATTGGTTATAACGACATAGATGTAAGCACGACTGATGGCCCAACTGTAGCAACACTGGATTTTGTAGGATCAGACCTGTCTGATAGTTATATTGGATCTATTGATGATTCATTTACTGTCCTTATTACTGGTGATCCGACTAGCGGTACAATGGATGGGGCAAGTTATGAGATTTATCGTAATAGTGATGGCGCTGTTATCGGTTCCGGCACTATAATAGAAGATACGTCAGGTTTCTCAGCTCCTATAGCTGTTGGATCAGGCGATGATGATTCTGGCTTGATATTTAGGATTGTTGTTACTGGAAGCTCTCCAATAGAACAAGACGACACATTTGTCTTCTTCGTCGAACCGGATAACCGTGTACTAAGAATCGAAGTAGAAGGACTAGTAACCTCCCCAGTATCGTTTACAATGCCGACTGCTTCTTATACAGATCCTGATGATTTCGTTACTGCATTTAATTTATTAGTAGGTTCTAGTGTCGGCTTCTTGGCTGGCAACGATGGCACTAGATTGCTCATTCGTACTAGAACTGCTGGCGAAAGAATACAATTGGTTGGCACAGAAGCCTTTGCTCTTGAGATAGGATTGGCAAAATGGTCATGGGATATACCACGCAGTTATTTAGTAAACACCAATGCCGGGCCATATAACATCAATTCTAACAACAATAGAGTAACCACACAAGCTATAGAATCTGATAATATTACTGAGTTAAATGCGACTGTTGCAACCAGTTTAACTGCTACACCAACATCAGTAGCAACTAGCCTGCATATGGGTGGCATAACGTTTGGTGAACGTTATTATGAATCATTTGCTCTTCAAGTAACAGATGATGAACAACGTGTTGTTATAGCAGCTACATCTGATCATCAGTTCAGCAGATTGAAGATGATGGCCGATTTCAGCCATATTAGAACGCTGAGATTTGCAGAAGAGACCGACTTCCCATACCCATATACCAGAGAATACAGAGTATTCAATGATTCCCGCGTTATTTTACCGGATGCTGGTGTTACTACACCATCTATGCCGTTATCTTGTGAGACAGATCCATTTGGAGCACAATGTGCATTGGATACTTCATACTTCCAGAATATTGTAGGCTTCATTGTTGCTACAAGTCCAGGAACGTGGCTGGAAGGCTTTACATTAACGCTAGAAAATTACAACAATGAATCAGGAAGATATGTTGTCAGAGTTTATGATTCAAATGGTGTTGAAGAACCGGATGCACGTGTTGACAATATTAGCTTCGATCCAGATGATGATCGTTATATAGGAAAGGTCGTTAACCCTGGCAGCGTAATTGGTGGTCCAAATGGCAATGCTTGGGTTAATTGGGAAGAGCGTCCAGTATTTCTTGAGAACGATCCGAACGATTCGACAAATTATGTCATCCGTCAACCGGGTGAGATTAATCGCGGATCGTTCACTGGTTTGGCAAATGGTATTCCTCTTGATGCCGTATACGCATCAGAATTGGATCGCGCAGTAATTGGTAGTCCAGACCGTTCAACTGGAATTTTCGCATTCCAAAATCCAGAAGTTTACGATATAGCTCTATTAGTAATTCCTGGATTCAGCTCTGGATCGGTTATAGGACAGGCTCTTCAAATGTGCGAAGGTCGTGGAGATTGTCTTTACATCGTAGATCCGCCATTCGGGTTGCGTCCACAGCAAGTGGTCGATTGGCACAATGGCATGCTGTTTACCGATCTACAGAATTCATTGAATAGCTCTTACGGAGCACTTTATTGGTCATGGGTTGAAATCTTTGATCAATATAATGGTGGTACTATTTTCATCCCACCATCTGGTCATATAGCATCAGTATTCGCTAGAACTGCAAGAGTGGCAGAACCATGGTTTGCTCCAGCTGGTTTAAATCGTGGCCGCTTGTTAACAGTGCGGAACCTAGAATATAGCCCAACGCAGGGTGAGCGCGATCTTCTATATGGATTCAACAATGCTGTTAATGCTTTGGTGAATTTCCCACAAGACGGAATCACTGTTTGGGGCCAGAGAACTCTACAGCGTGCTGATAGTGCTCTTGATAGAGTAAATGTCCGCATGTTGCTGATTGTTCTTAAGAAGGCATTGGTACCATTGTTAAGAAATTACATTTTCGAGCCTAATGATCGGTTCCTATGGGAACAAGTCGATAGTGTAGTCAGAAATTACCTATCTGATATTCAAGCTCGTCGTGGTCTTACAGCTTACGATGTCATTGTCGATGAGAGAAATAACACACCAGTTCGCCGTGATAGGAATGAATTATGGGTTAGTCTTCTACTAAAACCAACTCGTGCAGTAGAATTTATTGCACTAAATCTAGTAATTCTTAGAACTGATCATTCTTTCGCTGCTGAGGAAGTTTTGGCAGCAGCTGGTATTGCAATAACGCAAGAATTCTAGAAATTTAATTAATATTTGGGATAGCTGGTCTTGTTTGGCCGGCTATTCTAGTATTGCGTCAAAAATAATATAGGAGCAAATCATGCCTGGCTTCAAAATACCTGGTAGTGGTGACGATAAAAGTAAGGACCATAAAGCTGAATTTCTACGTAAGCATCGTTGGCGTATAACTGGAACAGACATTATGACAGCTGGCGAGTGGATTTATTTGAAAAAAGCTGCTAGGCCGTCATTTCAGTTGGAAGAAGTGGTTGTACACCATGACCAGGAAGAAGCTTATTTTGCTGGCAAGCAAAAATGGGAAGAAATTACCTTAGAATTCTATGATGTAACGGAACCGAAAAATATCACAGACAAGCTTTGGAAGTGGGTTAATGAAGTTGTTGTAATCCCAGATGTCGTTGTTAATGTGCCTAAAAATTATAAGAAGGACAATTTGAAAATCCAATGTACTGATGGTAAAGGTGGAGTTATACACGAATGGACTTTGTTTGGTGTGTGGCCAAAGACTACGAACTGGAATGATCTAGATTATGAGAGCACTGATATCCAAACAGTAACTGTAACGATGAGATTTGACCGTGCCCATAAGACCCATTGAGACCCATTGAGAGCTGTGTAATGCCAGGATTCAAAGCAGCCGGGGGTCTCCCAGGAGTTAATTCTAAAGCTGAATTTCATAGAGTCCATCGATGGGTGATAGAGGATTTAGGTTTCCCAATTGATATAGCTCATATGGCCAGCAATCCTATAGAATTTAGAATGTATGCGCAATCAATTACATTGCCAGAATTACAATTTGAAACTAAGCCTGGTCCTGGCGCATCATTAGATTATCCAATTGCTGTTAAAGCTGTATTCGATGCAGTAACTATCAAGATGTACGATATTTACGGGTTACATAAAGTATTCGAAAAATGGCAAGATAAAATATGGAATCAAAAAGATGGTATTCAGGCTATTAATGAATATGCTGGTAGAACAAAATTTCAACTAATCGGCGGTGATGGCGCATTAATGAGACGTTATACACTATCCAACGCCTTTCCCAAACATATATCGCATGGTGAGCTAACATATACCTCAAGCGATATAAAATTATTAACAATTACGTATGCATTCTCGCATATGAATATTGATCATATTGATCATATTGATCATGTAGATGATCCACCACCATCCATGGTACAACAAGTTAATCAATCCATGGATAATATGGATAATGAAGAACCAATTGGTCCTGTGGTTTTTCAGTTCACGAGCGTGTAGCATTCTCACAATCTTAATTTATAAGTAGATAAATCGAGGTAGGGTAGATTATGTCTGATGAACTTGAACCACCACAACATGTTGATTATAATCCAGAAGATATCCTAGATCAGGTCATTGGAAAGAAGAATGACGAATTTCTTCCTTTGGAGGATTGTGTTCTTCCTAGCAAAGGTTTATATTATGATGGAGCTATACCTGGAGGTATTATTAAAGTACGTCCTATGGGAATTTATGCTGATAAGGTATTGACTACACAACGACTCGTCAGAACTGGTCAAGCATTGGATTACATATTCAAGTATTGTGTAGAATTACCAGGTGAATTCGATCCTCTTGAATTACTTGCTGAAGATAGATATTTCTTATTATTCTATTTGAGAGGAATTACGCATGGTAATGAATATGAATTTGTATTAACATGCCCATATTGTGATGAACATTCATCTCATTATTATAATCTCAATGATTTGTGGGAAACTCATCAAGATCCAATGGCCGATGAGGATGGCACTCCTATCCTTGAACCATTTAAGGTAGTTCTGCCATATCTTAGTGATGAATTTAAGCATGAATTTTGGGTGAAAATAAGATTTCTTCGTGGTAGAGATGTTATGGATATGTTGGGTGCCAATGGTACTGTAGAAGATGCTGGATTACCACGGCGTGCCAGGAATCGTAAGAGACGTAGAAACAAGATGCCTTATGATCCTATAGATGAAAGAACTGAAGATCTTGATGAGACTATTGAAAAGAACATTAATAGGGTTATTGTAGAAGCTATGGGTAGTAGTGATCGCAATAAGATTAAGCAATTAATCGATAGGATGCATTCCAGGGATACAGCAACTATTACCGATTTTTTACGTGAGAAATCGCCTGGTATTGATACTGCGATAGAGACTGATTGTCCACACTGTCGTACAGTAATCAATACTCCATTGCCCATAACCGAATCGTTTTTTCGTCCGCAAAAGCGACGAAGAACTAGAACGTGAATGGAATCACGTGATGAAACAACAATATTATCTTAAAAAATCCGGTGTTAGCTTTTTCGAACAGGCTTATATGACTGCTGAAGAACGCAGTTGGTGGTTCGATCAAATTGAAAAAGAAAATGAGGATATACAGAGGAAATCTGGTGGTGGTAGCCGCAATTTAACATAGCAAAGATATTATGTGATTTACCCAAGAATTGCTGGAAGGCTTGGAAACCAGGTTGAATTAAATATGAGATTTATCAGGAATGGTGAAGGCGCTATGCCCTTCGCCATTCGGCGTATTGATATTTATCGGGGATTTATTAGACATAGTAATTTAGTGGGACAGATTCCATTTGTTGATCCATCGGATTCAACGTACCCATTCCCAGCTGCACAGTCCACAGATGATCTATCCCAATATTATGTGATATTCGACGCTCCAGAGACTCTGGTTCCAGATGACATCTATTTCGATGTTTGGCATTTTATAGGCGACGACCATGGAAGCATTGATATAGATGATGAATCATTGTGGATTTCCCAGAATGGTATATTCTATCTGTTTGATGATGTATGGTTGGCCAATGATGATCTACAAACTATACGATTAGGATTTGAACCATTAGATAAGAATTTTAAAAGAGGAGAAATACGAACTATTGAAGTGGCGATATATCCACTTCCACTTTATGATCACAATTGGAATCTGATAGCCCCATTAATACCGCAATTATATCCGACTATGACTGTTTACACATCATATGGAGAATTAATAGATGGGTTGGTTGATGCTCAGTGTACTATGGGCATAAGACAAGGCGCCAGTATTAATTCTCCATATGTTGTTCAATGTACCATCGATACTCGTACTCTGATTAGAGGTACATATAAGTATTTCATTAAAATGAATATAAATAATCATATTATAGTTAGCGATCCATTCTACTTTACGGTGCAATAATGCTGCGAAAAAAAGAATTAGACAAACATTCAAAAGAGATAGAAAAGATCTTGGATAAGGAAGATGTAGATGAGGAACTGAAATTAGAGTTCAGTGTTGATCTTGACGATATTAGACCTCCATCGCATGGCCACATAGATGACTCTGGTGTAGGACAAGATCCAGATCCAGACGATCCATTTGTCGAATCTCTAGAACATAAATTATGTGCAATATTTGAGAATTTGCAATCAACGTCTGGTAGTCCAGGTGGTCAAATTAAGGCTATAGGAAAAATTGGAACTGTTGGGCCATCAGGAATATTGGGTACACATAGTAAGACTACAGAGAAGCCAAAAGGAACTCCGGCAGAAGAGAGACGAGAAGAAGCAGATAAATATAATATTGATCGTAATAGTGTGACTAGCGACAAAGAACGTGCTAAGGAATATGAGGAAGAACAAAAAGAGGAAGAAGTGGCAGCTAAAGAGAGTTCTAAAGAAGTTCTGGAGAAGTTAAAATGAATAGGCTGGTATAGCCAAAATGAAATTGAGTGATCTATATAGAGCTGGATTGAGCAAAAGAAAAGGGAAAGCTGAGAAGGCTAGGGGAAAAGAAGAATCGGAGAGAAAAGAACGATCCGAAGCTTTTCAGGCTCATTTGTTGGCCCAATTAGGTGTCGTACCGCATAGAGGGCCATCTGAATTCGGCGATATGCGGGCTTATGCCAATCTAGATAGAGGAATGTAATTTTAGTTTTAGTTTTACTGCTTTTTTGAGATCTAATAATTTGGCATGTTTCTCTGCATATATTCTAGCTATTTTATTTAATTTTCTATTGGCCTTAATTATATCATTCCAGTCTTTGTGTGGTTTAGGTGGCAATACATAGTAGATCTCGAAATATGGTCTCAATATGTTCCAATTATAATATAGAGATGCTAAACCTTCTTTGTCATTGTCAGGCGCGAGGATTATTTTGGATGGATTGATGGCTCTTATTTTTCGTCTTTGTGATTCGCTCAAATTGGCTCCGCCAATAGCTACTCCACCTGGGCCCAATGATAATGCACAAAATATAGCTTCTACAATGAATATCGATTGATATGGCTCTGCATTATCAAATCCATATAAAAATTGGCTTTTGCCTACTCCTACCTTCCGTTCGTCTGGATTTTCAAATATTTTATCTATAAATGATCTGGATTGCCAATAGACAATTGAATCATATTCGAGATATGGAAATATTATACTTGAGCTATTATAATGAATTTGATTGGCTATAGCGGTTTTGAGCGATATTCCTCTTGATTTTAGATATCTTATTGCTATATCTCTTATTTTAGGATTACCATTTGTTATTGGGGTGGCGGATTTAGGCAATTCTAGTCTTATTTCTATTTCTGGTTCTTGTTCTATTTGGGGCTTGGCTGATCTGAGTATTGCCTTAAGATTTATGTGATCGCCGCAAATTTCTTTAAGCGCTTCTTTGAATGTAATTCCTTTATAAAGTTGGACGAATCTAATGAATGACATATTGTATCTGGCACTTGGCCTCCAATCATGTACCCAATACCCTTTATAACCTTGTTTGGTTTCTTTTAGAACAGTAGAGATGTTGAATTTAAATTTTTCATCGCTTGGAATAAATGGATTTCTAATTATTAATTCGTCGCCGTTTTTGCGCCGTTTATATTCAAAATGCCTAGCAATCCAAGACTCGATTTGATCTGGCGTTAGTCTGATAGCCATGTTGGTAATATACCGGTAAATAATATATGAAATTTAGATTGCTTGAATTAATGTTTACTAATAAGGTTAAGGTTCTGGTGGATGACAATTGGAAAACTAAGGATTTCGACAAGAAATCAATGGTTTTCTTGCATGTTGGCGATACTGAAATTAATGATATATCATTTCTTTGTGGATTTATTAGTTCGCCAAGTACAGTACCAGATCCTATAGCTATGCGTTCAAATTATGATAAATTATTAAATATGGATGTTGATGATAGATTGAAATGGATAAAAGGTGAATATCGAATACCTAGTTTAAAGATACCTAGAGATCTAATCTCTGATCGTGAATCGGGTCCTGGTGCTGGTCCGATTCAGATGTTTAGAAAGGGTCCTGAACTATGGGCGAAGAAATAGAAATAGGTCTAGAACCAGAAGTATTTTTCAAAATTGAGAGTGGTAAAGATCTTGGTCATTTTCTTGCTGATTTTGAATGGAAATCTTTTGTCAATGGTGGATATATAATAAGAGCCAAATTCTCAGATCCATATTTGACGATGCTTAGAAAACTAATGTCTGAAAATCAGGATTTTCTTGGCAATGCAAGAAAAAAAGAAACAAAAATTAAATTCCAAATATATTGGAAAGATATAGCCAAAAAAACTCCTAAGAGATTGGCTTTCATAACCGATATAGATATAATAGGAAATGCGGCATTCTCCGGATTTGAAATTATAGCAGTAGATCCGCCTAGTTGGTACTTGAATGCTGGCAATGGTAGTGGAAAGGTTTATGAAGGTAGGGTCTCAGATGTCATAAAAGAAGTTATAAAGGAATATACAAAAGGAGGGATTAAAGCTACAGTCACCAAAACTGAGGATAATCCTAAGGGCATTTGGCCTATGATGCGTCAAGATCCTAAAACGTTTATCAGGTCGCTATTAGATTGGTCATGTTCATTCACTAAAAAAAGAACAAATTGGTTAATTACTAGCAAAGATGATGAGATAGTAATACAAGAACAATTTGATATGCGTCAACATGCTGAATCATTTGGCACATTAGATGCTAATTTTGGCAGTAAACCTAACGATATTTTGAAGTTCAATCTTGTCTCTAATGTTTTCATGTCTACTATTCAAAATAGATTGACTACACAAGGACTTTCGTCGGTGTCTGGGAAATATTTAGATAAAGAGACAGATAAGGATAAAGTTGAAGTTAGAGATGATAATACTGGCAATAAGATAAATGCTAAAATTGATAAGAGATTAGGATATACAAAATCAGATAAAAATTGGTCTACTTCTATAATGGCGATTCCGGAACCAACTGGTGGAGAATTAGGCAAAACATATGATGAATTTGTTGATGGTCGTGCTAGAAATATTTATATGAATATGCTACCTATGGTTATGCGCATGATGGTGACGATTAATGGCGATTATAGATTTAATGATAGTTCTAAATTGGGCGTATCATCAATAAAATTGAGCTGGAAGGATGAAGAAGACAAGGACTATTTCCTTAGTGGCAAATGGTTGGTTTATGGATTTCACCATAGGATAATTACTACTCTGGCCAGTAAAAATAGCAAACCTAAATGGGAAACCGATCTTTACCTTTATCGTATTGATCACGATGCTAATGCTAAACCAGCAAAATAGCACAATTCAAATTCTAAAATAGATCATTATGGCAGACCCAGAATCAGGCCGTGCTCGTCCTGGAGGGCGCAATTATAACGCACTTCTCAATATCGCTATGCAAGTAAAGGGGGCTGCTGAAGCCGGGAAATCTATAGGCAGCATATCTGCTATAATGTCAGATGTTATCGCTGGTACTGAGAAATGGGATAAAACCACAGCGATGTTGTCATCACAAATTAATGAATTTGGCACAACATATGAGAATAGATTAGCCTCTGCCGAAGGGAATGTTGAATTATTAAGAGGGGCAACTGACCAATTAATGACTCAGATGGCTAGAGGTAGAGAACCAGAAGATTTAATGAAGATAGCCCAATTCTCCATCCAAGCAGAGAAAGAAATTAAGACGTTAACTGGTAGAATTGAACAATGGAAGAAAGAAGGCCGACTAGAAGAGGAGATGGAGAGACTCGGTTTAACCGACAAGGGTCTAGAAAGACTTAAAGATTATCAACGAGAAATTGATAATCATAAAGAAGGTTTGTCGGAACTTATTGAACGCGAAGAGAAGATGAAAGTCACCATGGAGAATACAAACAAGGCCCTTGGTATGGCTGGGGAACTGTTTGGTGTGATTAGTAGCAAGGCCGAGGGCGTTAGCCAAGTAACTGGAATATTCTCTAACGCTTTCAAAGGAGCAAGCAAGTCCGTTGGAATATTGAAGCGTGCTATCGTAGGTAAATTGTTCCCAATTAGCGATAAATTGAAGGAATCATTTGGTAAGAAATTTAATGTTGACCTAAAGAATATTGGTCAGCAAATGACCAAAACTGGTGGTTCGTCCCAAAATATGGCTGGCAAATTGAAGAATGCTATTGGTAGTCTCGATAAAGTTGGTGGTTTGTCCAAAAATCTTACTGGCAAATTGAAAGGTGTTACTAGTGGTCTCGGTAAGACTGGTGGTAAGGCTACAAAAGCTGCCGGCTCTATGACTAAACTTGGTGCAGCTGTTAAGCCCGCTGGTGGTGCTATGACTAAGGCTGGCGCTAGTGCTGGTAAGATGGCTGGCGGTATGGGAACTGCAGCTGCTTCTGCTGGATCATTCCATATTGCTGTTATTGCCTTGAGAATAGCATTCGAGACTTTAAAAGTTGGTCTACAATTGAATATGGAAGCTATGGAGAAATTCCGGACTACTGGATATAGATCTATGGGATCTATTAGAGAAGTAACGGATGCATCGTTTGAATTGAGAGACGAATTAGGATTAACAGCTGAAGAATCATATAAAGTTATTGAAGCCATGCGCGATTCTGGCCATGCTGTAAGGGATGCTGGAGTTAGTATGGAGGAGCATAGGGCTAGTCTTTCTCGATCTGCTAAAGATATTGGTGCTTTCGCCAAGGCTACTGGAGCATCGGAGGAAGCTACTGCTAAATTTACTAATAGATTAGATGAATTAAATATTAGTGCTAACGATCAAACTATTATTCTTGGAAACATGGCTGTAGCAACTAAGAAATATGGTTTTAGTGCTTCTAATCTCAATGAGATTTTGGGACATTTGAAGGAAACTTCAATAATGATGGAGGTAACTTGGAGAGATACTAAAATGGATGAATATGCGGAACATGTTACAGCATTGGCTGGGGCTGCTAAACAATTAGGTATCGATGTTTCTGAGGCTACTAGGATGATGGAAGATGTAGCGTCTGGCACTGATGAAATGATGGTGTTTGCTGCAATGGGTGGCGATTTAGAAGCTATGTTAGGTGGTAAATTAACTGAGGCAACTAGAGCTGCTGAAGATGGCATGCTTGACTTCAACAAGCAGTTAGAAGAAAGCGGCGTTAAGGGTGCTATGGCGGAGAGAATGCTCCGTCAGATGGGTACGTCAAGCAAAAGAATCGCGATAATTGAAAGAGCAAGAAAAAAAGAGAGAGGTGAGCTTACAGATCCGGAGAAGGCTGAAGAAGCCAAATTAGCAATGATGGAGGCATATGCTACTTCTATGAAGACGTTAACTCAGACTTTGCAGAAGATTGTTGGAATGATTCTGGCCCCGATAGCTAAGGCCATCGGTCCTCTGGCAGATATATTAATTAATCTGATGGGAGAAGTAGGTCCTAGTTTCGGTGTAATGGGCGAGATTCTTGGTGAATTGAGTGCATTCGTTGGCGAGGTGATAGCAATGTTTGCTGGCGGAATTCTTAAAGATGCGTTCGGGTTGCTTAGAGAGATAATGATGGCGATATGGGATATAGTTAAACCTTTATTGCCAGTTTTAAAATTCATGTTTAAATCATTTCAAGTGCTCTTTGCTCCATTTAGAGTCGGAATACAATTATTGTCTGGAGTCTTTACTATTTTACGCGCAGGAATTAAAGTGATAATGTTTTTGTTAGCACCGATTATTGCGCTTTTCGAATGGTTGGGTGATGAAGTTCTAGATCCAATTATTGAGGCTGTTGATTGGATTGGAATTAAGATGGGTGTGTGGACTGCATATATAGATGAAGTAATGGAGCCATTAGAGGGTATTGAGGGATTTTGGACCGATATATGGGATGCTATTAAGTCGATTTGGGACTTATTATTTGGTTCGTCTATGCTGCATATTAAAGAGGGCGTCTCAGAAGTTTCGCCATCTCTCAAGATATTATCTAATTTGTGGGAGGCATTGCTCAAACCATTAGAGATGATCACTGATATGCTTACGAAATTCTGGGACATGTTAGGGCAGATACCTGAGAAATTGGGAGGATTAGCTAATCAGGTAGCTGGTACGGCTGAGAGGGCGTGGAATAAGGTATCAGAGCTTGGTAGAAAAGCTTGGGATGGGTTGAAAAATGTTGCTGTATCCGTTTGGGGTACTATCAAGGATACGGCTAAAGCTGCCTGGAAGGGAATTGAGAAATTTGGAAGTGCTGCTCTTGAGAAGGCAAAGAGTCTTGGTCGTTCGACTGTGTCTGCGATTAGTAAAATATGGTCTAAAACTAAGGGTCTTGCTGGTAGCGCTGTATCGAATTTAAAATCTGGTGCTAGTAGTGCTGCAAAATTGGCGTCTAAGGCTTGGGGTAGTTTTACTGGGCTGTTCAAAAAGAAAGAACCTGCTAGAAGAGCAAGGGCAGCAGCTGATAGTAGTATAAAATCTGATAGCACGATAGAAGAAGCTAGTGTTTCTAAGGAACGTAAAGTTTCTGAGATATATGGTGTAAAATTTACTGATAATATGAATAAGCAAAATATTCAATTGGGTGGTATCAAAGGCAGTATGGATAAAGCTGTTGAATTGTTGTCAATGATATTGCTTAAGGAAGATCCGGATAATGCTGAAGCTGCTAAGCATCTTCGCGATATTAAAACTGGTATGGATGAAGACCGCAATAAAGTAACGTTCATTACATCAGAGAGTGGTTTCGGCGAAAGAACTAATCAATGGTGGACTGACTAATGGCATTTAGATTGACTAATATAGACAGGGATTTGCTGAAGGAATCAGTGGTGTCACTTCAAGTAGATCCGGGTTTAAAGTTGCTTGGTAGTGAACCGGTTATGACTATTGCGCCATATGGTCAGGGGTATATACCATTTCAATTTCCTCCGAGAATCACTGGTGATGGTAAATCGATGTCATGGACCAAAACTGGCAAAATGCTTTATGAACCTCTTGCTATATATGGTGGTGCCGAATCTAGAAAAATAGATATATCAGCAACTTATTTAGTTACTAATCATACTAATAAAAAAGGATTTAAATGGAACGTTGCAAATATTGAGAAAACATTGCGGGCTTATAAACAATATTTCTATGTATCGATTTTTGAAGGTGCTAAATATTTTCCTATATTTAAAGTAAGAATCTATCATAGCGTTCAAGGGCCAAGTGATTGGCGTAGTACTGGTGTCAGTATTAAACCTGGTTCTGAACTTATTAAACAGGATAATAAGATATTGCCTATGTTTCATGAAGTATCATTATCATTAGAATTGCAGACAAATATTGACAAGGCCGGCAAAAAACAAGTTCCACACTTTAATCTCAAACCTAAGCCTCCACCGGAATGGTACTAATGTCTTTGGAAAAAAGATCTAATTCTAGATTTCAATTATCAGATGAAATATTAACTAGAGATGGTAATCCTACTTGGGGAACCATGAAAAAATTTGATTTCTTGGATCGTGATAATTTAGAGTCAGATCAAATTCACAATATAATTATAGATGCTGATTTGGCTGGTAGACCTGATCGCATTGCCGATAAGGTCTATAACCGTGTTGATCTTGATTGGGTGATACGTATGTTTAACAGAGTTGATAATCCATTTGTATATCCGGTTGGATGGCCATCTGTAAATGAACTTGTTGAATATCCATCTGCTAGTGTAGTATTAGAAGAAGTATAAATATAGTATGCATAGAGCAGACAAAGCATTAGAACAAGTATGGGATAATTTCTTTAAGGAAAGGAGTAAAGTATTAACGCAACGGTTTCCTGGTTGGTATAGGGGTATAGTAGTTGAAACCAATGATCCTCTAAATATGCATCGTACTAGAGTTAAAATTCCAGAATTTTATGATCATGGTACTAAAGATGAGTTGGTAGCATGGGCTATTCCAGCCCCATGGATGGGTGGTAGAATGGCTGGTTCATGGACACATCCGATGAAGGATGATATTGTATATATCTCATTTGAGAAACAACATCCATATGGTCCTATCTGGACTTCTGCTGCTGATCCTAGTAGAAGAAGATCGTATTCGTTATGGTCTATATATACAAAACCTGCATCGCCAGTTAATGAAGATGGTCAACCGTCATCTAATGCGCCCAAAGACCACCTTAAAAAATATCTCCCTCAAGATAACCGGCCAATGAGTACCGGATGGAATGATAGGTATGGCAATTTCTTTATGATGAGTTCGGTAGGATTTTTCCCAAAATCTCATGAACCGGCGCCTGCTCCAGCCGGGACTGATGGGTTAACTAAGAAGAAATTTGAAGTTTCCAAGAATCCACCTAAAAACAATGATCCAGATGTTAAATTCTTTTCTATAGGATCAAAATATGGCCATTTCATAGAATTCGGCGACCAAGGTTATAAATGGAAAGAAGAATTTAAGGGTGATTTTGATGAAGATTCTGATTTTGAAATCAGCCGTGTAAAATATTTTATCAGGCATTTCTGTGAAGATCAACCCAAAGACCATGATCAACGTAGGATTGATATTAGAACGCGCTGTGGACACCGTATGGAAATGCGCGATGTTGGATGGGAAAAGACGAGGCAAGGCGAATATGGTCCAACCAAAACTATTGCTGATTCTAAGGACAAGGATGAAAGATGGCTGAAATTGCGTTCAAAAGGTGGCCATCTTATCCAAGCCTTGGATATTGGATTCGACCCAGTCAATGACCTGAAGTATAAAACATTAAACAAAACGGAAGTAGGCGACAAAGAAGACGGCGAATCGGTTCTGGGTACTGCTAAGGGCAATGACTCTAGAATGATTAGGATTATATCTAGACATGGTAATCAATTGATTCTTGATGATCGTGGTAGTAGTCCAACATCGGCTAATAAGAGCGAAACTCCACACGGGAATGGAGTATTATTAAGAAGTAGGAAAGGATTTCAATTGCAATTCATTGATAAAAAGGAATTGAATCATGCAATGATTGCTACCCCAGAGGATCAAGTCTTTGAAATGAATGACAAATTCCAATATGTTATGGCAAGTACTAAACAAGCTGGTGAAGTGCATACTAAGGACAGAAGACCAGGGAAGACTAGACCGCGCATTATTAAGAAAACGGGTCATTCTCACGATTTTGAGAAAAATACCCATCACTGGAAGTTAGATAAAGCCAATGACTATAGCAGATATAAGACCCCAGAGGGCGCTGGTATGGAAATGCGCGGTAGTAAAGCTCCTTGTGGATCATGGGTCGAGATCAGAGATCAAGAAAATCGTGCTATTTGGTTTTCTAAGGCTGATCAATGGCTTCTGATACGTAGTAAGAAAGGTAAGAAATATATTCTTCTAGATGATAATGATGATGTCATATTAATCAGAAATGAAGAAGGCAAAATCCAAATTAGGGCCAAGGATAAATTAGAATTTAAATGTGATAATGGAGATATCTGTTTCGAAGCTCCTAAGGGTCAGATTGGTATGAGGGCTAAATCTATTGAGATGGAAACAGGTGGAGCGTCTCATAAGATTTGGGCTGGCGGAATCGGCACTACCAAAACAATATGGGGTGATCAATTGAAAGGATTCCATCCTGATTTACATTACAATCCGCTGGCATGTGGTCCTAAAATTGGTGATGGCAAATCAGCTCCGCAGAGTGGTAGTCCATGTAAGGTGAAAAACAAAAAACTTAAGCGCAAGAAACCTAAAGATTTCGATAAAGAACGTGGTTGTGATTCTCTTAAACAAGATAAGGGTCCTGTACCAGATTCTGTCGTTAATAGTCCTCCTGGTAGTGGGACCGGTAGTGGCAACCGTGGATCCCCTGGAGCGCCTAGCGTAGCACCCACTCCGTCTAATAATGAACCAGGGCAAACTGTTCTTGATCCTCTGCCAGTTGTCCCAGAAGTTGATCCCATATCAAAAGTTAATCCTGATCCAGAAGGTGGAGCAGGGGTTCTATGGTATGGTGTCTCTAGCAAATTTGGCAATGAGATTGATAATATTGGGCTTAATAGGGGATCATTATCTAATCACCTGAATATACCGGACAAGAAGGATGCTATAGAAATACCGCTATCTAAAACAATAGATTTTGCTAGAGGAGATAAACAAGCTGTATTGTCACAAAAGAGGTATGGCGATGTTGACCGCATTTTGAGAATTAGAAGTGTTCCAGATGGTGATCTACTGCGGGTGCCAGATGATGATGATGATATAGTCTATTATCGTGGTGATATTTCACGCGATGAGAATATTGAGATATTTGAGATTGGGGAGGATAAACCAATCACTTTGCCATTATTTCCTGATATTTAGTAAAATATAGAGTATGATTATACGTTTCCCCACTGGTTTGTATAGAAGTATCCTGCCTAAAGGTACGCAGGCCGGTAGTGTAACGTATATTATATCAAATCAGAATCCGCCTAAAACAGAAGTGCGGGCTATACAGATCCCAACATTCGAGCGACGTAAGCCCCTACCACAGTCTCTCTATACCCCCGGGGAGCGCAGGGGAGGCTTCGGGGAACTTATATATACACTAGCTAAGGCAAACAGATCGAAGCCAGGATCTAATATTAAGCAATTCGAGGTTGGTGAAATTATAGAATTTACTGATGATCCTATAGAAGAAGTATTGTTCACAAACGCACCAGATTCTATAGAAATACAACACAACACAAATATATTGGATCTGGACAGCA